TTACATAATCTGCTACTGCTTCTCTTAATGCACTTGTAAAACTTATTGTTTGATCTGATCTAGTTTCATTACCTGATTGCACAAAACAAGCTGGATATTGTTGTTCAGATAACTCATCAACATTAAAAGGTTCTCTAGTAACTTTTTTTAAAGTTATAGGAGATGTGCCAGTTGAAATTGTTGTAATAATATTAGATGCTATATCTTCTCGTTTGCTCATTTAATTGTACTTAGTTTATTATATTCTCTCATAAATACATTCATAATAGGTTGTATCTCTCTTGCACCAATAGCAAAGAATTTTCTTTTCTTTTGATTGCCTAGTGCTTTAGTGTTTTGGAATTTGTTTGCAAAATAAATAATAGCTTCTGTTGGTGATGACTTCTGTGTAATGTTAGATAGCATTTGACCTGAGAATGTTAAATCAGGAAACTGTGTTTGTCGCCCAGCATTACTTCTAAATGTTTTATAAGCTTCAGTATAAGGTGGAAAAGAATTACCATCTGCATTTTGACCTCTTGTAGTTCTTTGTTTAATTATACCCATTAAGAACTCAGCAGTTCTTCCTAATGCAGTCTTAACTATTTGTGGTTGTTCTCTTACTTGTTTCTCAAAGTTTTTAGCAACTTGTAATGAATTATCTTCAACAGTTAATTTCATCTAATTAGTTTAAGTCTATGATAAGGTGCTTTTTCTGCATTGATAATTGTATTAGAATCATCAGCATCATACTCAACACCATCTCTTAAAATAGATTCAAATTCATCAGCATACATTTGTTGATAATGTTTCATCATAACTTGGAATCTATCAGGGTTATCATTTGAATTAAATTTAGTTAATTGTGGACAAGCATAAGAACCAATTACTTTATAAACACTTGCTCTTTTAAATTGTGCATCAGTTAATAATGTTGCGTCCATTTCAGTTGTGTTTAATATTGAAATATCTCTATAAGTTTCTTTTGAATAAATAGGAAACCATCTTATTCTTAAATCTCGTTCTATATCTGCTCTTGCTTGTGCGTGGTAATCATTTGGTGAAGTAAAACTTGCAATACCAAACGTAAGAATATCTGGTTGGTAAAAAGTTAAATCTGCATCTACTGTAAAATTTGCCATAGTAATATTTGGTTGATGGGGCTTTTACACCCCACCAAGTTAAACTAATTAAAGAGCAGTATCAGTTTTTACAGATACTCCGTAAGTGTCTTTTAATACACCTACTCCGTATGTAATTGATGCTACAATTTCAGTTCCTCTTAGAGATGCGTCTCTTTGAGTTTCTACTTTGAAATCTTCTTTTAATGCTAATCCGATTGACATTGGGTGAAATACTGCACCGAATGAATCATCATAAGCATCAATAGCGATATTTGCGTTTTCAAAAATATCAATACCAGCAAGTCTGCCGATATATCCATTTAATAAAGCTTCATTTCCAACATCAGAAATAGCACCACCAGTAGCATTAGCATAAGCTGGTTGTGTTAAAGTTTTCTTTAAATTGAAAGTCGCTTTTGGGTGAAACACAGCATAATAAGGTGCAGGTACGTTTGCACTTCTTAAAATAGCTTGTGCTTTGAAAAGCAAGTCTGCTGTTAGTTCTGTTCCAGCACCACCTTGATCTGATGCAGATGCGAAATCATCTAGTAAACCAGCTAAATCAGTATCTACTTTTTTAGCGATTGCTTCACCGAATAATTTACCTATGTCAGCACCAACATTACGACTAGCTGAATCTCTAGCTAAGTCAGTAAGAGTTGTCATAACACCAATTTCTGAAGCTGTGATAGTTACAGATGTTGGGTTTACTGCTGTGTTTGATAAGTCAGTAGCTTCATTAACTGCTGCTGCTGCGATTGTTGGGTACACAGGAACTTCTATTGTTTTTCCTGAACCAACGATTGGGTATGTTGTTACAAGTGGTCTCATTACAGATGTTTCTTGAAATGTAAAGATAGCTTCTTGTGTTATATTTGTAAAAAGTTCACTTAATGTTGAACTTGTTGTTTCATTTGCCATTGTTTTATTTTAGTTATTGTTAGTTGTTAGTTTCATTTTAAAAGAACCCTGATCTCTTTGTTTCCTTAAGTCAGAATATAATTTTCTGTCATTTGGATTACTTAAATCAAGATCACCAATTTTTATTTGCTTTGGAGTTGCACCACCAACTTGACTTCTGCTTCCTGCACCACTAGGTGATGAAGAAACATGATGTGGGTTGTTTTTTAAATATTCGGCTACCAAATCATTTACTGACATTGGTTCACCTCTATCTGAATATCTTGGAGTTCCATCTTCGTTTATAACTTCAACAGAACCTTGCTCGTTAAGTCTAACATTTGATCTTAGTAGTTGTTTAACTTCTGCTGGTTTAACAGCTTTCATTCCACTAGCTACATTGACTAAAGTTTCGTCTATACGAATCCTTTTTAATTCAGTCTCCAACGATTGAATTTTTGAATCCTTTTTTGATACTGTCTCCTTCAGAACTTTATCAAACTCGCCACGTTGTTTTGCGATTTCTAGTTCTTTAAGTTTCTTTTCTTCAATTAACTTTTTAGCTTCTTCAATGTCTATGCCATCAAGTTTATTTGATACAGATTTTTTATATCTGTCTAATCTTCTTTGAACTATATTTTCTAACTGCTCGGCAGTAAAAACTTTATTCTCAGTTGATTCAGAAACTTCATTTACTCCAGTATTGTTCTGAGATACTGTTTTCTCAACCGACTCTACTTTTACTTGGTCGTTCATTGTTTGTTCTCCTTCTATATTGTTATTGTTATCAATTATCAAGATAATTGTAAAAATGCAACAGTATGTTGCTAAAATGTTCTATTCTAATGTATATTCAAAAGTACCATCTTCTTTTACAGTACCCCAATCTGTACTTGTTGGTTGCCAATGATGTCTGCAATTATATCCACCTCTATCTAAGAATGGGTCGCTACCAGATTTGCCTTGCCAATCACTTTGCCATAATGCTCTTGCTTCTTCTTCAGTAAATACTTTGTTTGCGTGTTCAACACAGAAGTCCCTACTATCTCTAATGATTGAACCATAATAAATAAAAGAAGTTAATCCTAATTCATCTGCTCTAAACTTTGCAAACTGTCCATCAAATCCCATTAAAGCATCTTGAACTATTTGTCCTGAGTAAGCTGATAAGTTATCTCCAGTTACAGTAGAACCATAAGTTTGTTTAAGTTCATCTACTGCTGTTTTAAAATCTTCTGTATTTGTTTTACCTGCTATCTTTTGTTTCTGAATAAAGTCCACAAGTTCTTGTTGCTTAACTGTATCTGCTTGTTGATAGATTCCATTAATCTTATTTCTAATAGTATCTACTACTTCTGCAAAAGGTTTACCTACTAATGTAGATTGATAAACTTCTTGTGCTAATGTGTTTGTAAATTCTGTTGCAAGATTTTGGAATTGACTAAATGCAATCTTCTTTAGTTGTTGGATAGTTACTAGATCAGCTTCAGTAATAGATTTAAACTCAATAGGAATAGGAAGCTTTCCATAAGTAGATACAATCGTTCCTGCAATTTTATCATAATCATTTATTAATGTTTGAACCTTAGCTAAATAAAGTTCTTCTATTGCTTGTTGTAGTTTTGGTCTTATTTCAATGGCAAGTCTTGTATTAAATAAAGCACCATCTTTAATAGGAAGTTCTGATACTTGTTGGATAACTCTTTGCTCTAATGTTCTAAGAGTATCGTTTAATAATTTTTGATGTTGTGCTTGTAAAGAATCTACTGCTTTTTCTCTTATGCTTTGAAGTTGCTGTAATAAATCTTGTGCCACATTAAACTGTTGGTAATGTTATAGGTTGTTGTGGGAAGTCTCCTAGTGCTACTGTATTACCATCAATCTCTTGATCTATTGTTGTAAGCATTTCATCATCTTCAATTACTGTTCTTGCAATTTGTTTATCTAGTTCTTTTGTGAATGTACTTGATTTAATATTAGAAGCTTTTGCAGATTGTAATAATTCTAAATCAGTTGCCCAATCTCTAATATCAAAAGTTGTAGGATATTCTATTGTTCCGTCAAATACTGTCTCTTGCCATAAAGCAAATAGTCTCCAAATTTGTTCTTCTGCTAATTCCATTAACTTTGCTTTAGATGCTAGTCTTGCATTTAATAATTGAAATTCAGTTCTTAGTGCAATACCAGATTGTACTCTTTCACCAGTTGCTCTTATAGCCCCAACGTGTGAGATTCTATTTATTGCTTCTACTTTATGTGCAATAGATTTTAATACTCCATCTAAATTACTTCCACTTGGTTGTAACATATAAGGTTTCAAGTTTGCATCTATGTTATCAGGAATTTCTATAATAGAACCTGCACCACCGACAGCTTCAGTATCTCTTGTCTTAACTAATGATGGGTGATTTGATATTCTAATAATTTGTTCAATCTCAGATAGTTCATTGTAAATAGATTTTTGTAAATCAGCTATGTCAGTTAAATCAGAAACTCCTAAACCTCGCATTGGTGATCTTTGATTGTAAAGAATTACACAAGGAATCTTGCCAATAGGATTAGGTAAAGATTCTACTAATTTTGGTTCATCTCTATTGCCAGTCATTAATTCTACTGTATCTATTCTGTCCTCGTACCAAAGTTTATAAATTTCTTTAGTGCTTTCAATAGACTCTCTAATTTTTACATAATCTAAATAGTAATAACCATTTGGTGATCTAGTATAGTTCCAGTCTAATACGTTCTCAGGAGTATATACGTTTATATAGGGTCTAATGTTTTGTTCTAATTCTTCTCCACGAGTCATTACATTTGTAGATGGTTTGTCCACGATAATCCAACAATGTCCATAAACAGAAGCATAGTTTTGTACTTCTCTCATTAGAGCATCAAATGTTCTGCCTTCGTAATCTGAATCTTCTAAAAATTGATCTACTGATGGGTCGTCTGATAATGTTCCAAGTTCTCTAGTTGGTAAAACTCTAAATAGAAATGATGAATAAATATCTATTACATTTCTTGCGTGGTTATCTAATGGAGTATAGCTAAGTCTTTTAAAGTATTCTGATTCTAATTCTAATTGATAATTTTGTAGGAACTTTCCATCTTGGTATTCTTTGCCACCTAAATATGATCTGATGTAATATTCCCATCTTGGCATCATGCCTTTGTATTGAACGTGTTGTGCTTCTATTTGTTCTCTTGTGTATGCCATTATGAAAATCTTTTAGGTTGTGATTTAGGTAAGTTTGAAGTGATTGGAAATAAATATTCTATTGCGTATCCTAGTGCGTCAGTCATGTGATCGTAACCATTATTTTTCTCAGGTTGATTTGTTCCTTCTTTATACACTTGTTTCATCAAAGAATTTATTAAAGTTTTACAAGAAGGATTAATGAAAATACTTCTCTTTCCATCAAATGACTTTAGTTTACTATTTACAGCATTGACTCTATCTCTAACTAAAGCATGAGTGGATTTACACTTAACATTAAAACCTGCATTTTGCAATATAGTTAAATCTGTTCTTCCACCAGCAGATGTCTTGCGTTGTCTTGATGCTGGGTCAGGGTAAGCTATTATCTTTGTCTTGTCATACCTAGATAATAATTCATCAACTAACTCATCAGTATTAGAACTGTAAATAACTATCTCATCAAAGAAATAACTAACTCCGTTCTTAATATGAAATAGACAAGCTGATAGTGGGTCAATGTTAAAATCTATTCCAATATGTATCATAAGTTTAGGGTCGTATTTACATTCTTGAACATTTAATTGGCGATCAAAGTTATAGTAAACAACTCCTGAGTAGGTTTCAAATGATGCTAAATATTCTTGTCTAAATGTTCTCTCGTCTAAATCTTTCATGGCTTGTTCAATCTCGTCTTTGTCCACTTGACCGCCATCTAATGTTGTAAACTTAAATGACTTCCACTCAGGGTCATCACCTAATCCCTTTTGATATATCTCATAAGACCAATTACCAAATCCTCTAGGTGTTCCTATAAATAATACATTACCTGTAACGTGCTTGTCTGAGATTGTTGGTCGCAAAACTTCTGTCCAAGCTTCAACTGGTATATCTGCATACTCATCAAGTAATAAAAAATCTAATCCTACTCCTCTTAAATTATCAGGAGATTTGTCAGCACCTTTTAAACTTATCTGTGAACCATTCCTTAATACTAAAGATAGTTCTGTTTCATTGGCATATTTAATCCATCTCTTTTCAGTTGTAAGTTTCTTTAATTGCTTCCACATAATCTCTTTAGACATTCTGTAAGTTGGTGCTACATAGAATATCTTTGAGTTAGGTTTGCGACTTGCGAATCTTAATAGTTCATACATGGCTAAGTGTGTCTTGCCGAATCTTCTACCAGTAATTAAAACTCTAAATCTATTTGGACAAGTATATACGTCTAGTTGTGGTTTGCTAAATGGCATTGATTAATCCTCTTTGAATAAGTTTAGTAATAACTTCTTCTTCCAATTCAACATCATGGTTATAACCTTTTGGTGTTCCAATATGGTTTGTATCTTCCATTGTATATCTATTCTTAGTTTTAAAGAAATCAAATGCTGTAATAGTTACTTTGCAATTACAGTAATTGAGTAACCAATAGATTGAAACGAAACCAGTAGTTGGTCTTGGATAGTTATATATTTGTATCATTAAGTTGTATTGTTCTTTGTTCCATAGCCAAGCTTTTTTCTTAACCCAATCTGGCATACGTTCTGCTCTCTTACCATCTTTTTCAAAGTTTAATCTAACTATGTTTTGTATGCGTGGAATTTCTTTTAATTTATTATGTCCTTCGTTTACTAAATTGTTAATCCATACATGACATGGACTATCTTGTATTCCAAGATTCATTCTAACTATTGAATTATAATTATCATAATTAATATCAGATAACTTCTCACCATTACCAATTAATAAAACATTCTTGCCTTTAAAGTATTCGTAAGGATTAAACATTTCTAATAACTGCTGTGTGAGGTGTTAAGTGTTTGTGCATTTCAATACTGTGTGGTTTATGCAATAAAGCAAATGATTGAACTCTATCAGCATCATGCACTACTACTGTATTAGTATGTTCTAGTATGTTGTTAAGATGTTTAATTCTATCTCTTACAAATTGTTCATGGTCTAAAAAGCACATTCCAAATCTTTGTGTTAATGGTATTTCTTGTTTAAAGTCTATTTGTATTTGCTGATAATGTGAACCGATTAAATAGTCAAATTTTCTAGCCCAGTTAATCTCTTGGACAAATGATATTAATTTAACTCCTTTAGCTTTTGCTATCTCAACTAACAATGGTGTAGAATAATAACCACAACCAGTTTCCATTATATCTTCATTGGATTTTAAAGCTTCTTGGATTAAGACTTGTTGGTGTGTTGCGTAAGTATCTATGAACTGTTTTTCTTCCACCATATATTTGTCTATGTTTAGTATAGCTTGATTATCAGTTGTTAATAAATAATCAACTTTAGATAGACCATATTGTTTAAATGTATTCCAAATACTATTTCCAATACTTATTGCTTGTTCAAAGTTATTATAAATTAAACAGTCTATATGTGTGTAACCTTTATCAATAGCTGTCTTTAATCTTTTGTTGCCGAATATGCAGATCAAATAATCACTAGCCCAAACTATTATAGGGTTAAATAGATTATCAATCTTAGGTAATGTTTTTAATCTGCGTTTAGCTAAATTGTCATTTAGATATAAGTTATCTCGTTCTGATCTTACTTTGAGACTAAGCCAATTATGTTTGTTGAATTGATTTGAATACTTAATGAACTTAATTGGTACTGAGATTATGTTTGGATTTTTGTTCTGACTTACGAATCTTCTCTCTAATAATTTCTTTTCCATCATTTCCAGTCCAATGTATTGTTTTAGCTATATCATTATTCTTACCTAATCTTAACCCATGATAATTGTCTGGTATTCTATTGATCTTAAACTCGTGTGCTATTATGTTAAATGCTTCTTGATCTCCTCGTTCTTGTCTCATCTCGCATCTATCAAACCATTTCTTTAAAACTTGTTTATTGTTTATGCCGACTATTCCAGTTTGCCATCTATCAGTTCTAACTGCATGGTCTTTACTAACAAGATAATCGCAGTCATCTAGCATATCAAACATATCTGATATATCTTCTTTAATTTCTATGTCGCAATCTAGCCAAATGATTTTATCTGCTGGTACTTTTTCTATTGCCTTAGGTTTATAGAACCAAGTTCTACCATCTGAAGCAACTAAGAATGAATTATGATATTCTTTTAACATTCCAAAGTTTGCTATGTATAAAGGAATCTTAATATGCTTATGATAACCTTCTAAGAACCAATCAAGTATATCTATGTAGTCTTTGTCGCAACCAGTTACAAAAGCTTTCATAATTGAATCTTAACAGTATTCGTATAAACATCAAACCAATCTGATGAGTAATCACAAGTCTCGTACTTATCAAAGTAACAACCACCTTCTGTAAAGTGTATGTTCTTAGCTTTAGGATTGTGTGGATATTCTCCAACTAACCAATTCCATTCTAAAGGTAAGCCACCAACCTTATCAGTCCATTTAAATTGATGAAGTTCTAATCCTGATGCTTCATTAACGTATTCTTTTGTAAGTTGTTTACACTTAGCTGTGTTCATTAGCATTAAACTTGACCAGTTCTTTTTCTCATAAACAGTTTGTATTTGATTGCCGAACTTAGATAGATGCTTAGGAACGTAATCGTGCTGACAAACCATAACTGCATAATCATCATTTCTTAAATTCCATAATTCTTTGATGTCAGTTTTAAATAGCATATCGCAGTCTAGGAATAATGCCCAACCATTATAGTTCATAAGGTATGGAACTATAAACCTACTAAAAGAAAACTCAGTAGATGATAAACTGTTCTTTGGTCTATTAAATGAATCTTTAATGTTAGGTAAGTATATTGGTGTAAATGATACCGGTACTGAACTGTGTCTTAGTATGCTCTCGGCTAGTATGTGGTAAGCTATTTTCTCTTTGCTATCATATCCAATAAAGACATTAATCATTAGACTGAAGTTTTTTTAACTCAATGTCTTTGGCTTGTAGTTCCTCGTTTAGTCTGTCTATTTCTTTTTTAAGATTATAAATAATAACTTCTAAGTCGTTTGTTCCTCGCATTTTCTTGTCTAGCATCTTTGGTTTCTTTCGCCCACACATTGTATCATTTCTTTTTGTTTTGATATGTTCTTAAATACCTTCTGCCCAAAGCTACTGCTTCAGGTTTGCTTCTACCTCTATATCCCCAAGCTTCTAATGATAGCTTTAGTCTAGTCTTGTTGCCTTTCTCGTCAAACAATCTACCTCTACTACTACCCATTCTAACTAAGAATGAACCTTTGCGTCTAAATTCTGTTGCTGTATTTGGTCTGCCTTTTACTGGTGGTCTTAGATTGCTTCCAGTTGCACGATTGTATCTTGCTCTACCAGATGCAGATAGTCCACCCTTCTTGCTTTTATCAGAACTTCGTAAACTAAATTTAACCATTTTTTCTAGTGTTAATTATGATTGGTGCTTGTTTCTTAACTTTTAAATTATGCTTCTTCATAAGTAGATCTACAATACATTTAGAACAAGCTTTAATATGTTGCTCTAATTTGTTCATCATTGGTTTTTGACAGAATAAACATTTACTCATTTTTAACTTCCTTCATTTCAATAACTTCTTTTGGTTCTTCTACTATATCGTAGATCGGTAAAGGAATATTGTCGTCAGTATTTTGTATCTTGTCGGTTTGTCCAAGATAAACTTTACCTAACCACATAGCCATAATACTGGAATTAAGTTTACTGGCAATATCAAACTGGGTTTTTCTTATATTAAGTTTTGCAACATTAACCCCCTTATCGTATGAATCTAATGCTTCTTGATTTCTCCATAGAGTTTGCCTAGAACAACCTATGATATTTGCTACTTCGTCCTTCGTACACATATAACTTGCTAAATCTTCTATTTGTTTCAAAACCTTAGGGGTAAATTCAAATGGTGGACGACCACCTTTGTCTATTACTAGTATCTCTTTGCCCATATTAACCGAAATGTTCGTTAAATGTTCTATTATTCTTTTTTAAGAGATTTGTAAAGGAAGTCTAATAATTCTTGGTTTTGGTAAAGGATATGGCACATACCATTAGCTAATGAATTGCAGGATATTTCTTCAGCTTTTGCACTTAAATCTATTTTGTATTCATCATGTAGTAAGTGGAATAATTCGTGTAACAAAGTATTACTCATCTCAATAGGGTCTAATGATTTGTCTAAAGTCATTAGGTTTTTACTATATTCAAATTGTCCAAATATGTTCTTCTTAGAAGCTAATTCGTGGTCAATGAGGTTTAACTTAATAAGTCTGCTTCCAAAGACTATCTCGTTAGGTAACTTCATTTTCTTTTAAGCTTCTTTGCTATGTAAAGGTTTTTAACAAAGCTATTTTTCTTGCCGAACTTTTGACCTGCTGAACGTCTTGCAGTTTTATAAGCTTTAGTTTTAGTATTAAATGGTTTTGGTTTGCCGAGTCTTGCTGGTCTTGGTCTGTCGTAAATAGCTTTTTTCATTTCTTTTTCCTTTTTGGCATCTTTAAAGTTTTTGGTTTATAAACTCTATAAGTGCCTTTTGCTTTACGATTGGTATATAAAACTGCTGTGCTTGTAGAAGTGGTTTCGTTAGCCATTATATTTTATCCTTAATGTTGTTAATCATTCTAACTATCTCTATTCGGTATGTTTGTGAAGTAGAATAGTTGCCTAATGTTTCTGCTAGTTTAATAGGGTCTTTTGTTCTTTGTCTTAGATTTCTAAATTCAGAATAGTGATGATTGTTGTTTAATATTGATACATAATCTTTTACTGAACTGCATTTTGTTTTGTAAGTTTTAATTCTCCAGTTAATAGATGCGTCTTGTTTTAATGGAAGTATTCCGTTCTTAGACCAAACTCTAACTCCAAATAAAGCATTACCTTCCTTAGCAAACCTACTTGTACCATAATCAGATTCTACAATGGCTTGTGCTATAATTAGTAATGTTGGTATTTGTTCCTGCTTGTTTAAATCAATATTAATGTAAGCTATACATTTTTTCATTGAGTCTATGAATTTGTCGCTAGAACTTGTGTCTATCTTGGGTTCGTAGAATGAACCTATTGCTTTGATATGTTTTATTGTTTCTTGCCTGATCTTTTCCTTGACGAGTTGATTAGGAAAAAATGTTCCTACAAAAAATACAGAAAATAGAAATAAAACTATAATTACATAGTCATAGACTTTCCCACTTAATAATTTGATATTCATTATTTTTAAGGTTGTGATAACCTTCCAGCTTTACAGCTTATCTAATTGGATTATTCTTCGTCAGAATCTTCTAGATCTTCGTCTAGATCTTCGTCAGTATCATCATACGTCTCATCTGATTCCATTTCTTCAAGATGATCTTCTAACATATCACGCAAAGAATCAAATTCTGTGTTGATCTTGTCTTGTGCCTTTTCAAGTTTAGCTATTATCTTTTCTATTTTCATAACTTCTCCTGCTGGTTAATAAAGCCCAAATAGAGATATTTATTATGTTTGTAAATATATAATTTTTAAAGAACTAAATAGATAAGCAAATCAGGAGTTTAATTGACGAAGAACCCATTTTTCGTAATCTTCTGAATCAAGTTTTTCACGCATAATTTCAAACTCGTTCTTTTCTCTTGGTTTTTCAATGATCTTAGTTTTTAAGTCTTGCAAGGTAGGAATAGTAATTTTCTTAGATTTAACATTCATATTGCTAAGACTCTTATCATTTTTATTTATACTATATAGTATATTAGTATTAGTTGTTGTTCTGTTTGTTAGTTTTTGGTTAGGTGTGGCTTCCAAGTCTTGATATTTGCTATATTTTACAATGCTATATATGCTTAAATTTTTGGTTAGAGTTTGGTTGATGTTGCCAGAATTTTTTAAGTTTTTAATAATTGTTTTAATATTCTGCATTGATAAATTAAACTTTTTAGCTAAATCCCTATAAGCTATTGAAATCTCCCCTCTTTTTAAAGTTAGTTTCTTTTTTCTATACACAACTTGTACTGGCTTATGTGAAGCCATAGCAACCAAGTATAAAAACACAGCAACCTCTAATTGATTATTAAAGTCGCTAGAATTATAAATCTTCCTATGTAGTGCTATCCAACCATCATTCATTTTAAATCTTCCTTAACAAGTTCTATAACTTTATTCGTAAAACTTTTTAACCCATTCTTCTGACAATCCTGAACGGAAGCATAAGCTGAGAACCAACTCTTTTTATAATGCTTACCTATTTCGTTGTATGATTTTTTAGATATTGCTCTTATGACTGCCAAACATATTTTGTTATGTGGTACTTTAAAAAAATCTATATCTTTATAAAGTTTACTGTTGCAAAGAATCTTTTGGCACGATTCTGAAATAGTTTGTATTTCCATTAAAATATCCTTCTTCCTTTAGTGTGTTTACTTTTTTGCACTCACTAAGAGTACAAAGCTTAACAGATATTAATATAGGATTTATATTATACTTCAACCAAAATTTTATCTCATTCATTCTATGCTGTTCTAAATGATGATCGCAACATAAGGGTAAGCAATAAGCATCATTCTTTAATCCTAATCCTACGTTGCCTTTAGGTAAATTTCTTATGTGGGCTACTTGGACTTCAGGGTTTTTACAAATTATACAAGGGAAGTTTGATGCAATCCAACGTCTATGCTTCTCGGATTTTATAATCTTTGCCTTCAGTATTTGCACTATTTTTTTCTGGGTTTTCTTCTGCGAGACTGGCTTAAAGCAATAGCTATTGATTGTTTTCTACCTTTGCCTTCTTTTAAAAGCATAGATATATTCTTGCCTATGTTTTTCTTACCATATTTTAAAGGCATAAGTGATTCGTTTTATTAACGTGGGCAAAAAAGGGAAGGCACTTTTCTACCCACAATTACAATTACATTAGATAGAACAAAATGGCAACAGTTTAAGTCATTGATTATATTAATATATTTCTTATATTATTCTGTGGATAATCAACTTATAAGCTTGAAGTTAAGATTTTTATAATTATATTGTTTCTATATAAAAAACATAAAGGGAAATATGACAATACAAAAACAAATAGAAACTCTTAGAGAAAAACTTTTTGACACAAATGTTTATTCTTTAGAATATGTTTCTTTATTAGATAAAATAATAGTTTTAGAATATCAATTAAATTCTGATGAAGATTGTAATTACTATTACAAATGTTCAGCAGAAGCAAAGCACTCAGCTAGATGTTCTGCTGATGATTGTTATAACGAAGCTTTTGGAGAAGAACGTTTTTATAACTACAACGGAATTGCGATCTAACCAAAAATAAAGGGAAATATGCTTACATTAACTGAAAAAGAAACAAAGCTAGTTGATTATCTTTTGGCAAACACAGATGGTTCTGATGGACATATTTGTTCAGAAAAATTTATAGACTTAAAAGAACTTGATTGGTCAATGGAAACATTAAAAGGAGTTTTTGGTTCTTTAGTAAATAAAAAGATTTTAACTTATGGAGATTTTATACCTGACCATAATGCAGAATCTTATTATTGGACTGTACCAGTACATGAAGAACGACAAAAAAGTACACTTGATGGAACTTACAATCCAATTAATAGTGTGCAAGAGTTGTTAATAAAAATAAAAAATAACTAAACATAAAGGGAAATATGACAAACAAAATAAAATATACTGGTGAAGAAAATGCACCATGTTGGACTGCCGACCCTCAGGGTTGGGATAAATGGTTCTTAGCTTTTGCTGGTAGATACACAAAAGAATCTCGCAATTCTTTTTCAGTTGTCTATCCTGAAGCTATAAAATTAATTCAAGAAAATTATTCTAATGATTCTAAAAGAGTTAAAGGAATTGGTCGTAGAGTAATGATTGGATTAATTAAAGATAAATTACCTGAAATTAATTCAGGAAGAATATCAAGAGCAATTAGTAAATGTTTACAAATGCAAATCTTAGAATTGCATCATCAAACTAAAACTAAAAAGCTTTTGATTAAGGGTCAATACTGGAACACTTATGTAAAGGAGATTAAATGACACCATTTAGAAAAGCACATTTTCCTATTTGGGATTTACCAATTAAAGCTAGATTTGAATATTGCAAATCAGAAGCTAAAAGTTTTGGTTTAAATCTTACTTACGAACAGTCAAAACAATTTTATAATGAAATGTATAATTGCGAAGTATTTAGAAATGATACTTATGAAGTTAGAGTTTTTCGTGGAGACCAAGCTAACTGGTTGGTACATGAAAAAAGTTGGTATGGTATGATTGATTATCTTTCAATTAAAAGAATAGATAAAAAATCTATCCATGACTGGAGACACTTTCAATTAATTAAAAATGAATTGGTAAGCGAAACAAGAGAAGCCATTGAACTTTATCCAAGTGAAAAAAGATTAATGGACACAGCAAATCAATATCATCTATTTGTTTTTCCAAAAGACTATATTATTCCTTTTGGTTGGACTGAAAGAAGTATTGCTGTTGAAGAAACAGAAGGTGGTTTAAACAAAGCTGGGCAAAGAAAAATAGCATGAAAAAACAATTAGCAAAATTACTTAAAGCTTATCATAAGAAATGGGATTGCTTTGGTAATAAAAGAAGGAAGAAGTAATGGCAAGAAAAGACGTAGGAGTGATTTGTTCTATGAGTTATTACGAGATGAAGTTAATGACTTGTGCTTTATCACGAATACTTTTAGAGAATGAAGTTAGGGGAATTAATACCAAAAAAAGTATTACTACTCTAATAAGTAAACTTAACAATATGCTAACAAAACAATGTACGAACTGATTAACGATTTAGGATTCGCATACTTTTGTTTTGCAGTATTTTTAGCATTTTTAATATGGGAGAACAATAAATGACAAGAGAAACTAAAGACGGAATAGGATTTCTGGTAGCATTAATATTATTTAATTCAAGTATAGTATTATTCTATTGGATAATTAATTAGCTATGATTATAAAGATTGATCGTGATATTCTGGTGGGTTGTTACGAAGTTTTAAATAAATATTTTATTGTACAAGAGTTTACTTCTGTGCATAAAATAACTACAAAAGAAAAAAAACTTTATAACGCAGTAGCAAAACTTCTTGAAGAAAACAAATGACTAAACAATCTTTATCAGAAAAACTTGGTCAAAGTGTTTTTGCTGAGAAGTTAAGATTGGCTTTAAAAGAAGCTGAACTTAAAAAACAAAAGAAACAACTAGAGAAGGCAAATGACAATAAAGAACGATCACAAAATAGCGAGTAGAGTCTTAGAAATTTTAATAAAGAATCAGCGAACTGAAACTTTATTGGAATACATAACTTTAGCATGGAAACAAAAACCAATATTAAAAAAAATTGATATTGCTAATATCCATACTGAAGATTACTTAACTAAAATAAACAAAGGGAAAAATGAAAACATTATTAGGTTTAATACTTATTTTAACAATAAGTAATTGCAGTACATACAAACCAATTATTGACACGAAGGGTCGTGCTGGTACTTGGAACGAAGCTAGAGCAGTTGAAATTACAGATGATATTCAACATTGTAGAACTTTAGCTGATGAACACATAACAACTAGCATGGAGATACAAAACTTCATAATTCTAAATATTCTTAGACCTGCAAGTTTGGGAGTTGTTTCTGTGCCAGAAGATACTAAAAGAAACTATATTAAAAACTGTCTAAAAGGAAGGAATCACAATGTCATCAATTAAAACAGTAAAAGAAGAAATAGAACGATTGGTTTTAGAATCTGAAAAGAAACCACATATTGTTCAAACTTACTTTGAATACTATTATGCTCTTTTAGATCACAGCGATTTAACTTTAGATGAGTTCTTTAAGTTATATCCACAATATGATGTTGAAAAGACAGAATCATTATATTGGAAACAATTTATGAAACAATGGAAGGAAATATGGACAGACAAAGCATAACAAACACGTTAGCAAGTAATATTAAGTTCTTGCGAATAAATACTAAGGTTGAGAAGTTTAATGGCAAGGTTAAGTATATGACACAAACTGATTTGGCAGAATTTATGAACTCTAAAACTCAGCAGGTTTCTAAATTTGAACTAGCTAAAAATCAAATGTCAGCTATTCAACTATACAAGGTTGCGAAAACATTTGATGTGTCGGTAGATAGTTTGTTTACAGACATGACCAAATCAGACTATAAGAAAACAATTAAACAAGATATTTATGCTTTATAAGCATAATTGAAACAAAGGGAAAACAAAATGGAAGAAATAAAACTATACGAAGGCAAAGAAACTTTATTCTTTGAACCAATAAAGCATCAATACTTTTGGAATGATGAGTTGTTACCAAGTGCAACCACAATCACAAAACTTTTAACTCCAGTTCAACCATTAATTATGTGGGCTAATAAAATGGCTTCAGAAGAATTTAAAAGATTAATTGTTGCTGGTCAAAAATATGATGAAGTTCAGTTAGCAGAATTTTATACATTAATTAAAAATGCTTCTAACAAATCCATGACTTCTGCTGGTATTGTAGGCACAGAAGTCCATAACCTTATTGAAGATTACATTCATAAAGGAATCGCCCCTGAGATACATAACCCTGAAATCAAAAAGTCTTTTGGTAAGTTTAAAGAATGGTTTGATGCACAAGAGGGTTTAGAAATTGTATTTACTGAACGCAAGGTTTTAAGTCGTATTCATAAATTTACTGGAACTCTTGATGCTATATTTAAAAACAAATCAGGAGAACATATTATCTATGACTGGAAGTCATCATCAGGAATAAGAGATTCTATGTTAGTACAAATTTACCTTTATAAGATTTGCATTAAAGAAGAATTAGGTATTGATGTAAAAAAAGGCATCATAGTTAATTGTACTAAAGAAGGTAAGTTAAATATTAAGGAATTTCCAATAAACGAAATGCAGGAACAAGTGGCGATCTCCTGCTTAAATATGTATCGCTACCTAAACCAAAAAGGAGAAAAATAACATGGCACACATACAAGGTAAAGTATCTTATCTTTTTGATAACAGAAAAGGTAAAGATGGCACAATCTCAAAATTTCCAAACTTTAAATTTAAAATTGGAGATCAAGAACTTGTCTTATGGGCATCTGAAAAACCAGATTTTTTAGTTAAAGATGCTTTAGTAAGTTGCTCATTTGGTCATTCTAAAAAGACTGGGTCTGCATATATCGTTAATGACCCTGAAACTAAAAGACCATTAATACAAGCTTTAACTTCAGCACCAGTAGAAACAAAACCAGATACTACTTTTAATGTAGATGATTTTGAAGCTGAAAACTTTAATACAGCAGTAACTACTATTCAAAAAGAAATTGGTAGTTCACCAGTAACTAAAAAGCCACTTAATAAAGACGAGTTACTTTTTATTCTAGCTTTGTTAAAATCTGGTATTGAAAGTGGGAAAATTGGTGTTAATAAGGAAGAAGTTGATTTGAAAATAAAAGATTATAAGTTTTTATTTCAAATGAATTTTGGTAACTAGAAATTCTTATGCAAGGGGGTTTTTTTGGACTCAATCCAAGAAGTCAAAATTCCCTTTACCCCTTGCATATTCATAGTTGCATAATGTTATAAAAAATATATAGTTATAAATGACAGT